GCAGGGTCTTTAACAGTGAAAACACTATGCGCGAATGCAAAAAATACAAAACTAGAAGCCACCGCAATTACCACTGTAATTACAGTTTCAAAAATAGCATCTTTCATGTGTTTTTTTCCTTTAGTTTTGCTTCAACGGCGCGGGCAAGACCCCATGGCGCTACAATAGATTTCAAAGTTTCCATTAATTCCTCATCCGTCAGCCCTTGCCATTCGCGTCGCTCCTGCTCTGGCGGGGCGGTGTGGAGTTTCGCTCCAATATATTTGGACATATCGAAAGGATTTCCATCGGGCGTCTGCATAGTAATCTGGCCAGCTTCATTGCGCTTAATTACAGCCATTGGCTCCTGCTCTGGTGCTGGTAGCTCATGCGCCGGTTGAACTTTGGCAAACATTTCGAGGAAACGAGCAGCGCCTTGGTTAGCTGTATATCGGTCGCCGCCTGCGTCCACAAAAGCCATTGCAATGTTGCAATGCCAAGCCCAAGCATACCCAGGGTCGTCTTGCATGGCTTGAATCACCGTCTGCACAGCTTGGGCAATCTGTTCCTGCTCTGGTGCTAATGCGGCCTCTATCTCTTGCTGCACGTCAGTAAAACGCTGAAGTGGGTCTGGCTGCGCTAGTCGTTCACGTAGGTCTTTCCTTAATTTTCCGTAATTAGCGTACCCACTAATCCTATCTTCTTTATATAGCGCATCATGCGCTTGTTCTAAAAGTTCTCGGTCAGTCATTTTGCTCATGCGTTCCCGCTCTGGCTGCGCTAGTCGCTCGCGTAGAACGGCGCTGTGTTTGGCAATACACTCATGAAGCGCACGCTCAAAAATTGCATCTTCTTGTGAGTAAAAACCATAACCTCGCTTTGCTTGAGTAATGCCAAGCAGTCGGGCGTTTTCTATTAGCGCATCTAGCGCTTGCTGCATTATTTCTCGGTCAGTTTTGTCAGTCATTTCATTTCCTTCCTGCTTCTTGGTGCAATAAATAAAGGTTTTTCAATTGTGTAGAAGCGTTTGCCTGACGACGCGTACTTAGCCAGCAGTGTGGCGCTCATATCTGCTTCGGATGCGCTGGCGTAAATTGCTACCATTTCTTTTACTGTTTTTGGTGGGTCGTTTTGGTCAATATCAGTTTCCACCATGACTATGTATGCTGTTCTGACGCTCATAAGACCCCCGCGACGCCAAGGCCAACAATCACAGCAAATCCGATCAAACAGACAACCAGCACTATTCGGTCTGCTAATGAGTTTTCCTCACCTAGAAGAGCGCTCTGCAGGCGCTCCATGTCTGGGTCCGGCACGTATGCTTGTTTCCGCACGTATGCGGAGCCTATTTTTACTTTCATCTTAATTCCTTTACCCCGAATTCCGTCGGGCGGCGGTGCAACGGGCGTTGCGATAATCGCATCATGCCACAAAATTATAATTAGTCAACACATAGCCTTATTGCTTTGTGTGTTTATTTGCTGTGTTGCGCTGGCGCTACATTCACGGCTGGATCAGTAAGACGGGCGCTGCCCATTCCAGGCTGGCTTCGGTGATTCGACTCGACTGGTGTATTGCGTACTTTCCTTGGGCGTAGCCTAGGCGCGGGTATGCGACCGTCATCATTCCACCAGCCATGCGTTGCTGATGCCACATCTAGCGAGGCTTGGCAATCGTTGTTATAATCACAACACCTAAACTCTAATTTTAATCATGACCCCTGCTGACAAAGTGATCGAAGTTTTTGGTGGCATCCGTGCCGTAGCGAAGCTAGTCGGGCGAAATCCCTCGAGCATCCAGCGCTGGAAGAAGCCTCGCTCAGAGCGCGGGACGGGCGGCGCTGTGCCTACCGCGTGCCAGGGTAGGCTGCTGGCAATTGCGCGCGAGCGGGGTATCACGCTGACAGCTGACGACCTGATCATGACAACCGATACGCGCAACCACGTGGTTTGACGTATGACGATGGTAGAAATTACATGCAAGTGCTGTGTCTTGCAAAAGCCAGAGGACCAGTTCCATCTCAGGAAAGAAACTGGACGCCGCAGGACTACGTGCAAGCAGTGCTGGCGGGTCAAGACAGACGCTTGGGCTAAAGCCAATATTGAGCGACGTCGCGCCATTTCGCTGAAGTGGGCCAAGGCGAATCCTGAGTATTTGAAAAACAAGAAAACTGAGTACAGGGCAAAAGATCCTGTGCGTATGAGGAAGTGGGCGATTGAAAACCCCGAAAAAATGAAGGCGTGCCAAGATCGGTGGTATGAAAACAACAAGGAAAAAAAAGCGGAGCATGCCGCAAACCGTCGGGCGCGTATGCGGAATGCCGTTCCGTCGTGGGCGAACAGGTTTTTTGTTGAGGAAGCGTACCGCCTTGCAAAACTTCGGACGCAGATGTTCGGCTTCCGATGGGAAGTCGATCACATCGTCCCGTTGGCTGGCAAGTTGGTTTGCGGGTTGCACGTAGAGACGAACCTGCGGGTTATCCCTTACACCGAAAACAGAGTGAAAGGCCACCACCGATGGCCTGACATGCCATGAACCTCCGCCATCGCCAGATCAAAGCGGTGGAAGACGTCACCGCGGCATACCGTGCAGGCTATAGGGCGCCTGTCATGATCGCGCCTACTGGATTCGGCAAGACCCACACCAGCGTCACGATCATTCGCCGCGCGCTCGACAAGGGCAAGCGGGTTTGGTTCCTGGCGCACCTCAAAGAGATTCTGAACGCGACGTCTGAAAAACTGTTTGCCGAGGGCATCCAGCATGGGTGGATCGCTGCCGGCCGGATCGTTGATCGGAGACAGGCTGTGCAGGTTTGCATGGTGCAGACCTTGGTTCGGCGGCTTGATCGGTATGCGCCACCCGATCTGATGATCGTCGACGAGGCGCATTTGACCGTTGCCCAGACTTATCAGTCCATTTTCGAGTGGGCAAAAGCTGGTCCGAAATACGGTCGGCCTGGCGGCGCTCATCTGCTGCACCTGACTGCCACCCCCCAGCGGCTCGATGGGCGCGGCATGGGTGAGGTGGCCGACATTCTGATCCCGACCTGCACCACGGGCGAGCTGATCGAGGAAGGGTTGCTGTCGCCCATCCGGTATTTTGCCCCCAGCGCGCCGGATCTGCAGGCGGTTCGCAAGGTGGCCGGCGAGTTCAACCAGGGCGATCTGGCGGACGTGATGGACAAACCAAAAATCACCGGCTCGGCAGTCGCGCACTATCGCAAGCTGGCGCAGGGGCGGCCTGCTATCGCGTTCTGCGTTTCCATCCAGCACGCCGAGCATGTGGCCGCCGAGTTCCGTGCTGCCGGGTATCGCGCCGTTGCCATCTCGGGTGAGTCCGATGCCGTCGAGCGTGATGCAGCGCTGCGCGATGTGCAGGCTGGCCGGGTGGACGTGGTGTGCAACTGCGCGCTGTGGGTGGCCGGCGTCGATGCGCCAGCGGTGTCGTGCATCATCCTGTTGTCGCCCACCCATTCGGTGACGAAGTATCTCCAGTCGGTGGGCCGTGGTCTGCGGACGCACCCCGGAAAACATGACTGCGTGATCCTCGATCATGCCGGCAATGCGCTCCGGCACGGCTTACCAACCGATCCGCGCGAGTGGTCGCTGGAGGGTTCGGGCGCCAAGAAGACGGGGCAAAAATCCGAGGTGCCGGTGAAGGTGTGCCCGTCGTGTTTCGCCACAGTCCATTCGGCCACGACCCACTGTTCCTGTGGCCACCAGTTCGTCACCCAAGCCCGCGAGGTTGAACACGTCGATGGCGATCTTCAGGAAGTCGACCCGCGCCTGGTTCGGCGGCAGCAGCTGCACGAGCAGAGTAAGGCCAAAACCGAAGCCGACTTGGTGGCGATTGGACGCTCTCGCGGGATGAAGCGGCCTGAACTGTGGGCCCGGCACGTGATGCGCGCGCGCATGGCGAAGTATGGGGCGCGGGCATGACGTGCCTCGGCTGCCAGCGGTGCGAGACCGGGCCGATGGTCACTCTGATCTCTGGTCAGCAGGTCTGTAACTACTGCCCAGACTGGCGGGTTGAGTGCGAGGCGCGTCATGTCGCGTCGATGGAAACACTGCGCGAGCGGCGTGAATATTTACAGCACGTACATCAGAAGCGCGGCTCCGAGGCGTATCTCGAAATTGCTGGGCTGGTGAAGCAAATATGGGATCGGCGGTCGGATGCGTGAGTCTGACTTGATGCGCTCGATCATGCTTGCCTTGTCTGGCGCTGGTCACTTCGTCTTTCGCTGCAATGTTGGGCTTTTCTACACCAAGGATGGACGTCCGGTGAGGGCTGGGCTGCCTACCGGGTTCAGTGACTTGGCCGGACATCGTGCAGGCGATGCGCGTGCTTTTTACATCGAGGTCAAGTCGCAGAATGGGCACGTAAGCACCGAGCAGCGCGATTTTATCAACGCTATGCAAAAAAGAGGCGCTTTGTCCGGTGTGGCGCGGTCAGTGTCCGATGCCCTGGACATCGTATCTGGCCGGTCGATCTGATGCGTTTTTCGCACCATTTTCCTACATTCTGAGTTATACTCGAATCACACGGGATAGGGTCGCTCCCGAAAAGACGCTTCATCACCGTCCTGCCCGTGTACCACTAGTGATGCTTCTTTGATGGGGAAGATTTTGGATATTATTACTTTTGGTGATTGCCGTGACACTATGCGTCGCTGGGCGGCTGATGGTGTACGTGCTCAGACTTGTGTTACAAGCCCACCTTATTTCGGACTACGCGACTACGGTCATCCCGGTCAGATTGGCCTGGAAAAAACCCCAGAGGAATACATTGCGGCGATGGTCGAGGTGTTTCGATGCGTTAAGGATGTGCTGGCCGACGATGGAACGCTGTGGCTGAATCTTGGGGATAGTTATGCGAGCGGAGGTATGAGTGGCCCGCATGGTGGACTGGCAAAAGCAGCAGAACGGTCTGACGGAAAACCAAGAAACCGCAGCGGCGCACGGGCGGCATACACGGACAGCATCACCAGAAAAGTCCCTGACGGCCTAAAGCCCAAGGACCTGATCGGCATCCCTTGGATGCTGGCCTTCGCCCTTCGTGCTGATGGTTGGTATCTGCGCCAGGACATCATCTGGCACAAGCAGAACCCGATGCCTGAGTCGGTGCGCGACCGCTGCACCAAGGCGCACGAGTACATATTTCTGTTGTCGAAGTCGGAGCGGTATTTTTTCAACATCGAGGCGATCAAAGTGCCAGCCAAGCAGGACTGGGGTACGCGTGACCGTACAAACGGCAAGTACCACAACGAAGGCTCTGGTCTGGCGCCTCATTCTGGCCTTGATAAATCATATGAGACGGCCAACCGTCGCAGCGTTTGGACGGTCGCCACCCGGCCATACAAAGGCGCGCACTTCGCTACTTTCCCACCCGCGCTGATCGAGCCTTGCATTCTGGCTGGCAGTCGTCCTGGCGACATTGTGCTTGATCCATTCATGGGAAGCGGCACCACCGCAGCCGTGTCCGTGCAGCATGGGCGGCATTATCTTGGCTGTGAGTTGAATCCGGCATATGGCGACTTGCAGCGCGAGCGCATTGATGCGGTTTCCGCATCGCGCCATCAGCTTGGTCTGAATCTGGAGGCTGTATGAGCCATGCGGACCAATTCAGGGCAGCTATTGCTGCAGCTGGGCTGACGCCACCGGATCAAATCATCGGCGACGGCAAGCTGCACAGATTCAGCACAAACGGCAAACCGCGCGACGAGGCTGGCTACTACATATTTCACGATGACGACCGTCCGGCTGGAGCTTTTGGCTGCTGGCGTTCTCAGATCAGCGGGAGTTGGAAGGCAGATTCCCATGTCGAGTTTACGCCAGAGCAGCGCAAGGAGTGGGC